AACACTACACAAATTAACAAAAAAAAGCAAAACCAAACAACTGGTAATGGTTTACAAAATATGCTTAATCAATTACAGATGAGAGAAGCTAATCAAAGTATTAATCCTTTTTCTGGTGACAGTCTTGATATAGAGGGTGATTCCTTGCAACTACTCCAAAGTATGAAGAAATCCGAGATGCCGCGCTATGGTCGTAAGAAGATGCAACAGGGTGGACAAATAGGCGAGGGACAACCTTTAGAGAGTAGGCCTTCAAACCAAAGATGGTTAGATATGTCGAATCCGAATATTCAAGCAATAGATGTCGGTAATCAAGGTAGCTTAATGAATGACGCCAGCCGAGATAGTCGAGTCGTGGCGCCTAAGGCAGATGAATATAGAATGCAATTAATTCCGAATACTCCGGGAGATACAACTATGATTGAGATACCTAAATTATCTTCTGCTTACTTGCCGTCTTACGGAATAGAAACGCCTCTTTCTAAAAGACAGAATAGTTTATTACGAGAAAGACAGATACCGCCTCAGATGTTGAACTCTCAGGTAAGGAGTCTAATTGACAGAGCTTTAGTCCAGCAACTATCTAAGGAGCCTTTGTAGTGACATTAGATAAAGACAAAAGAGCAGAAAATAACCAAGATTTATATCGCCGCTGGCGTAATGCCCGTTCCAACTGGGATACGGAAGCTAGATACGACATTGACTTTTATCACGGTAATCACTTTACCAGCGAGGAAGTAGACGAACTACAATCTCGTAATCAAGCTGACGTCCCTATGGATAGGATTGGCCCAGCTGTTGAAAAATTTAAAGCAGTACTAACATCTAGAGCACCTGCGTTTACTATGACTCCTCGAGAAGATTCCGATGTAAAGGTTGCTTCTTTGTGGAGAACTATCATGGGTTACGTTTGGAATAACTCTGATGGAGACTGGCAGTTAAGACAAGCAATCCACGATTATGCTACTACCGGTATGGGCTACTTATATAGCTACATAGACCCGGAATCAGATTTTGGTAGGGGCGATGTCAAGTTCACTTACATTAATCCATTTAGAGTGTATGTCTCTCCAAATACTCGTAATAGATGGTTTGATGATGCCGAAGGTGTTATCCTCTCTACAATACTTACCGGCGAACAAGTCGTTAGCCTCTACCCAGAATTAGGCGAACAAGAAAATACAGAGACAGGCGAAAAAGAAACGGGTATCATTCAAGACCTTGAGACTTTCTTGGAAGAAGATTATCCCGGTTCAATGAATAATAATAGTAAAAACATATTTACACCAGCCGAGGCGCAGAACTTAGATTACTTCGAAAGACAGAAGTATCAAATCTTAGAAAGATTCTATAAAGTTAAGGTTGATTTCTACCGCGTTATTGATATGCAAACAGGTGAAGAGGTTATCTTCATAGATGAAGAGTATCAAGAGTTTATAGAAAACAATAAAGAGCAAGTAGAAGCAAGTCAGTATCAAATAATACCGATTAAGCAAACGCGTGTTAAAGTGTGCGCTTCTATTGGTCAAGTTGTATTGTATGAGTCAATATTAAACACTGACCAGTATCCTATTGTTCCTATTCCAAATATTTTTACAGAGACACCTTATCCCAAATCGGATATATCTCGTGCCAGACCAATGCAACGACTACTCAATAAGCTATGGTCATTGGCTCTCTCCCACGCTCAGGCTTCGGGTGGATTAAAACTACTGGTGCCCTTAGGTAGTGTGGAAGATTTAGGACAGTTAGAAAGAGATTGGGCTAACCCCAATGCGGTTATAGAAGTAGACTCGACCCAAGGTGAGCCCCATTTTCCAGCACCCCAACCATTAGCTGGAGAGTTTTACAAGTTAATACAACAGTGCGAGTTTTATATTGACTTTACATTTGGTTTGCCAGAAATGATGCATGGCTTTGCAGAGAAGGCACCGGATACAGTAAAGGGTACCGAAAGAATGATTGCTCTGGGAAGTGAAAGACCTAAATCTAAACTTAGAGATATTGAATTTAGTATTAATAGACTAGGTCAAGTATTGTATAATCTAGCTAAAGGTCATTATACTTATAAAAAGATGTTCCGATTGAACAGTGCCAATAACGATATGACAGAAGCTATGGTTAATGTGTATGATGACAAAACAGGAACTATCTTAGATATTAAAAAAGAACGACATAACCTAGCACAGCACGATGTCCGCATTGAGCCGGGCTCTACATTGCCAACTAATAAGTGGGCAGAGCTTGGTGTTTACATGGAAGCATTTCAAATGGGTATCGTAGATAGGGTGGAAGTGTTGAAAAAGAATCCAGAAATATTTGATAAAGAAGCTATTCTACGCCGGACTGATGAGAAGAATCAACTCTCTCAACAGATTCAGGCTATGAGTGAGCAAATAAAGAATTTGGAGGGAGACCTCCAGACTGCCCAAAGGGAGTCTGTTAACGATAGAAAACGAGTTGAGGTTGAGAAATTTAAATCTCGACTCGCAGACGTTGCATCAGACGCCAAAGCTGACAGAAGAGTTCAGTTAAATAATCTACAAACAAAGGTGAAGCTCGAAGCAGAGAAATTAGCAAACGTACGAGCAGATGCTAGTTCGGCTCTAGACGCATAGAGACATCTAAAGGAGACAATATGGACGATACACAGACAGAGGCCCTACCCGTAGCTGATGGTTTAGTTGACGGTGGCCCAGATATAGTTGGAGATGTAAGAGCAGAGACTGATGGACAATATGCAGAATCACCCGAATCGCAAGAGCCGGTTGATTTTTCAGCTCCAGAAGTTGAAATACAACAGGAAACGATTCCAGAAAACGAGTGGGAAGTCGAAGCCCGTAAGTTCCAGTCGATGTATGACAGAACTCAGGCAGAAAACGCTAAGCTAAGAAAGCTTGAACCCCTCGGTGACTTGCTAGAATCAAGGCCTGACCTTGTAGATGTCTTACAGAAGAACATAAATGGACAACCACAACAAGCGCAACAACAGCCACAGCAAGAAGCTCAGCAGGGTTTACCCGCTGAGGATTTTAACCCTTGGGATGCTTACTATAATTCAGAATCACCATCATTTAAATTCAGGATGAACCAAGATGTTCAGACAATGAATAATGTAGTGAGTAATGCGTTAGGTGAGCAAAAAAGACAAATGACAGAAGAGATAACATACAACAATACTGTGAATGAGTTGCGTAACACATATAAGTTTTCGGACAATGATGTTCAAGAGTTTATGGGTTTTGTTACACAGCCTAAAGAGCAAGTTGGCTTATCGAATCTGGTAAAGCTATATAGGGATGTTAATAAAAAAGGTAACGCCCCTGAAACGGCACAAGCGGTGAGAGCCGCTCAAAACCAGCCACGTACAGCTGGAGTCCTCCAAGGAGGTTCTCCAAGTTCTCCCAAAACTGAAGAAAATAAAGTATGGGATAACATTGTAAATGCTGGTAGTCGTAATAGCATACTTTAAACAATAAACTGAGGAAGGATACATAATATGGCAACATATAACAATCCCGGCCCGTTGAAATTTGGTGACCCCGGCGCGGTAATCGATAGCGTAGTGCCATCGCGGAGACTATATAATTTCAGTGATAGAATCGCTGACTTATCTCCTGATGAATCTCCGTTCTTTGTTTACCTAGCTAAAGTAGCTAAAGTTCCAACGGACGACCCGCAGTTCCGATGGTTAAAAGACCGTAATAAAATCCAAATGTCGGACAGAACATTCGCTATTGATGCAGACGTAACTGTTCCAGTAGCAGGTAGCACAGTAACTTACAGAGTTGATGATGGCGCAGGTGCTGCTCCTGATTGGATTATTAAAGGTATGGTATTTGCAATTGGCGAAAAAGATGGAACAGATAATAAGCCCGAGACAGTTATTGTCCGCGTTGAGTCTGCTCCTGTCGCTGAGAGCACTGAAACCGTATTTACTGGTCGTACAATTTCTGCCGCAACTGGTAGCACAACTGCCGTTGTTAATGGTGAAAAATGTACAGTTATTGGAAGTGCATTTGAAGAAGGTTCAGGTTCTCCTGAT